AACTGATCGACGCAGTCGGAGACCCCGGCGGCCACGTAGTTGAACGCTCAATCTCCGTGTCGTCTAATGATCGTCCTTTGGGGTATGCCATGGCGGGTGTATAATAGGGTGTTGGGGGGTTTTTCCCATAACCATTTCGAGAGGTGTTTATGCCTGAGACATTTTGGTGGATCGTTTTTACAGCGGCTGTTTTCCTCTACGTTATTACTTTGGTATCTGTAACGACGACTATGGAAAAGATCGCATCTATGAAGTATGGAGTATCCGTACCCGAAAAAAGTTGAGGATTAATTATGCCGTGGATTAAACGAATGCCTGAACATGACTTGTGTATATTACCTACCAACGAACAAATTAAGGAAGATGAGGCAGGATCAGGTAGTGAGTGGGAATGCTCCGTCTGTCATGCAGTGTATAGATTGGAACAGTCTATTGGTTTTCCTTGGAAACGTATCGGTGATGTAATACATGAAAAAGGTTGATAGTTATGCCGATGGATGCCCCAGGGCCTTTGCCTGGATATATAAAGTTTTCTAGTGAACTCGAAGTATTTAAGCAACAACTTGAACGATTGCAGGCAGACTTAGATATGAAACGAGTTAAGTTACCGCCAGTTACCGTTAAAGAATATATTGTCACGGCAACATGGATCGGATTGTTGAGGATTTTTAAGGTTGTCGAGTACTCCGGCGATACCATGATTGAAGTCATTATCTCTGGTGGTGAAGAGGTACCTATCATTGAGGGTGTGACATATAGTCGTGCAACGGTGAATAAAATTGAGACATGTCTGAGAAGCCTTGCTGCTTACGACGGCAATGGGCAAGAGAGATTTAATAAGCCTGACTTTAACAAGTATGTTATACACCCGGTAACTGAAGTACGATTGCCTTTAGCTAATGTTATTATGAATCTCAACGATGCACATCATTGGACACGTGAAGCAATTGCTGAATGGTTGGATACCCTAGATGAACAACCTGTCTTCTACCCAAAGAGCACTCCAACGGTTCAAAACTCTGCCCGAATGGTTACGCTCAAACCTGCTCTACCGTAAGCCACTCAGCCAGGACAGTGAAGGCACAGAAAAATTCGATAGGTGGACTGCGGTCACGGAAGCGGACAGAGCAACACCTGAGAGTGCGAATGTCATATCATCGGTAGTCTATGACGATGGCGACACTAAGATTCATCTACCACTCATCGATCTAGATATCGAACATTTCTACGTTGGTTCTTCTACCGAAGGTCACGGCCACCTCTATATCAACAAACAACTGACTCACGAACAGTATGGTAAGCTTCTATATGCATTACGTGAAGCGGAACTTATTGGAGAGGGGATTATTAAACAGTATGAACGTGACGGCGGCACAATGTTGCGCCTTCCTGGAGTAACCAAGGACGACGATTTACCTTATGCTAAAGCTATAGTTACAGATGTACCACTAGGCACCAAGAGTAGTATGAATCAGTTTTTCCATCCTGGCGTGGAGACACCTGGATATTCAACAGCCTGTGATTGTTCAGAGTGTCAAGCGCAGAAAGACTTCAATGATTTTTATAAGAGTCAAACTGGTAAACCTCTTGAAGATACTACACTCTTGGGGATTCCGATTAATCCTCCGGGTGCAGTACCTAATCCTGATTGGTGGACGCTAACCGATAAACAAACTAATTATGATGCAGTTGGTAAATATACACTTACCACATATCGTCAGCAGTCAACAGGGAAGGAAGTAAAGATCAGTCATGACGGAGCCGACTACAGTATCAAAGAGTACACCTACGACCCACCCAAGTACCCCACCTTCTAATCTGCCGGAAGAGTTGGAGGAGATTGAGTTTGCCGTAGTTATCGGCCTCACTCTGGCAGATGCAATCCGACTCGGTAGTCAGACTACTGAACAAGTTGAGGGTTGGGGTAATCTTGCCGATGGCACTGCCTGTGCTCTTACCGCAGCGCAGAAAGAGATTCAGCGGCGGGGTTACGTCTGATGGGCTGGCTCGACGGCAAAGACGACAAGATGTGGGGCAACCCGAAAAACAGTTCTCGACACGGCATTACAAGAGTCAAGCCGAAAACTAAGGATGGTAAAAAGGTCGGGGTGAACACATCGAACATGGGTCGTCGTCGAAAGAAGGGACATAAGGAGTAAAAACCGCAGTACCGGAGCCGTTGGCTTCTCCTTCCGGAGAGGTCAGCGGCCCTTTTTGCGTTACAGTGGCTTACATGAGTAGTCAATGTCTCTATGAGGACCGCTCGGGGCGCACGTCTCAGTGTGCATACGAACGAGTTCTTGGCTTTGATTTCTGCCGCAATCATTTAGACACTCCTCGCGGACTGCAACACATGGCAGATAGAGTTCGGCGTGGTCACGTTGTTCTACAATCAGACGTAGATAAAGCCATTACGAGTGTCAGGAATGTTCAAGCACAAGACTATCAGACTAGTGCGTTAGAGAAGATGAATGATGCACTGGATAGAGTCTTAGATTTCGAGGATGAAGTAGCTCGTTTGCTTCGGTCACTGAAGCCTACCGAGTGGAGATATAAGGACCGTCACGATAGCGAACAACTTCACAGTTATGTCTCACTGTTTGAACGAGCACAGGATAGAACCACTCGTGTTTTGGCTCAAGTATCTAAGATGGCTATTCAAGAGAAGCTTACTAGTTTGGGTAAGGCTCAGACAGAGTTGATCATTCGTATCATCATGGGTGTAATTACCGACTTGGAACTTGATAGCGAGACCTACGATCGTGCTCGACAGCTTTTGATACAGCGTTTGGATAGGGAAGCGAATCTTCCTCCGCGTGTCTACGATATTGTCCAGAAGCAACTGACTACCGTCGATGGTGAGGTGGTCAGTTAATGGATGAACATGTGTATTTATCTACTGCCTGTTTGCATGAGGTGCACACTGAGTGTCGTCGTACATGCAAATTCTGTGATTCTCAGTGTGTATGTGATTGTCACAGTGAGGCAGACTAATGGGCGTTATTGATTTTGAGTATGCAAGTAAGATTCTAGATGACCAGGTTAATCCTAAGAATCCTATGGAGTGGATTAAAAAGACACTCGGGATTGACCTGTGGTCGAAGCAACGCGAAATCATTAGAGCTATTGGTGAATATAAGAAAGTAGCAGTTAAAAGTGGTCACGGTGTCGGCAAGTCATTCGTTGCATCTACAGCGGCAGTTCATTGGATCGCAACACACCCACCTGAAGAGACACTAGTTGTAAGTACTGCGCCTAGCGCACGTCAGGTTCATGCAATTCTTTGGGAGGACATTAGAAAGCTTCACCGGAAGGGTAGATTACAAGGTGAAGTCCAGAGGTCAGATAACTGGCTCATTGGTGATACGCTCGTTGGATTTGGCCGTAAACCACAGGATTACGACCGTCATGCTTTTCAAGGTCTACACAGAAAGTACGTACTCGTCATCATTGACGAAGCATGTGGTATCGACGAGTGGCTATGGATCGCCGCGCTTGCCATTACTACTGGCAAATACTGTCGTATTTTGGCCATCGGGAACCCTGACGATCCTTCCTCTTACTTTGCGAAGGTATGTAAACCTTCCTCCGACTGGCACCAAATCAAGATTTCCGTTTTTGACTCACCTAACTTCACTGGTGAGAAGGTATCTCTAGACGTCTCAGACCAACTCACGAGTATGGAGTGGGTTAATGAGATGGAGTCTGAGGTTGGTAGAGATACACCCATGTGGACCTCTAAGGTCTTGGGTGAATTTCCTGAGGTGGACGAGTTTTCCGTCATTCCTCTTGGTTGGATTTATCGTGCCCAGGAACGCTGGTCACGTTGGAAAGAAGAGAATAATGGTACGCCCGATTATTCGGACAGACACATTGTCGGAGCTGACATTGCCCGCTTCGGCAGGGATAAAACTGTGTTTGCTCATCGTTATGGTGATGTGTGTACTGAGATAAACGTCATGCCTAAAGTAGATACCCAGCAGACCGCTGATCTACTCATGGGAAAGCTCAATCAAGCTCGCGACTTGGGTGTCGTAGACGTTAACGGCGTTGGAGCAGGTGTCTTTGATAAGGCACGGCGCGGACGATATCACATGCTCCCCTTTAATGGTGGTAGTCGTACTCACCTTAAGGATGCAAGTGGACAACAAGAGTTTTATAACCTCCGCGCTGCGTCTTTATGGCGCCTACGCGAGTTACTTGACCCTTCTCGTGGCAGTACTATTTGTCTGCCTCCTGATGACCAGTTAGCTACCGACTTATCTGCGCCTCGATGGTCGGTAGTCAGTGGGGGTAAGATACTCATTGAGTCAAAAGAGGACATTAAGAAACGCATTGGTAGATCCCCCGACCGTGGAGATGCTGTTGCTTTAGCGTTTTGGGCTAGCTCAGGTAGCATCGCTCTAGATTCAAGTTCTGGTGTTTTCCACTGGGCCGATCCTGATGACAATGACACATCGGCCACTGTAGATTGGGAAGAACCAACCGTAGAATGGGAGTTGGTTCCATATGGTTAATGATGAAGAGGTAAGCGAAAAGCTACCACCCATGAACGAGTTGGGTAGTTCTTTTTCGTGGGATGATAGTCCTTTTGGTGGTTACGATAAGGGTAGGGTCTTCGCATACGAGGAGTTAGATGTACCTCGTTATCAGGAGATGCTTGATACCGATGGTAAAGCTGCGTCTATTGAAAAACTTCTTAGTTACCCTATTATTGCTGCTGGGTGGGAGATTGATCCTGCTAAGGGTGATAGCGGAGAGGCAGAGTTTATCTATGATGCCTTGACCGCACTACCGCATCAAGGTGGACCAAAGACAACGATTGAACAGCTCGTCTCACAGATGACGATGGCATTTACTCATCGTCGTGCGTATTTCGAGAAAGTTTTTAAGATTAACGACGATAACATGGTAGTTTACGACAAGATTGCGTGGCGTCCCCCGGAGACTTGTGAACTTGCTCTAGATGCTAAGACTGGTGAGCCGCAAGGGTTTAGACAGCTCCCTGTCCATTGGGATCCTTATCCTCATGTTGCTTCCCGTACTACTAGTCAGGGTGACTGGAAATACATTAGGCCAAAGAAGGCATTTGTCTACGTCCATGGAACATGGCGTGATCCCCTGCTTGGCTTCTCTCAGATGAAGCTGCCATACTGGTGCTACATTACAAAGCGTAAGATTCGTTGGCTCTGGTATCAGTTCCTAGAGAACACTTCACTCCCTAAGGTTATCGTTCAAAATCAGGACGAACTACAGGCACGAGCAGACGCTAAGCTTATGTCTACCCTGCGTTCTCGTGGACTGATGGGTATGAACAGTGAGTCTACTTTCAGTGTGCTCGAAAGTAGTGGTAAGGGTGCCGAATCATTCATCGAGGCGATTAGATTCCTCGACTCTGAAATGTCCAACAGTATTCTTGCCGGATTTATGGACCTCACTTCGCAGGCAGCGGAGGGTAAGGGTTCGTATGCTCTGTCTGAATCGCAAGGTAAACTCTTCCTACGTACACGTAGAATGGTTGCCCGTGATATGGCGAGACAACTAACCAACGATGTCGTAGGACCGTTGATTAGGTATAACTTTGGACCAAACGCGCCCGTTCCCCGCTTTGCCTTCGGACCCCTTAGTGAACAGAACGAGCAAGCAGTGCTCGACATGTTCGCAAAGGTTGCTACCACAGGAGCAAAGGTCCCAGTTGAGTTCTATGACCAACTTACAACTCGGACTGCAACTCTACTTGAGCTTGATCCAGGAAAGGTTGCCAAGGACATAAAGGTCAATGGTAGTCCGCTACTACAGATGGGTGCTGCTGTAGATGAGGCAACTAACATGGTTGCGGGTGCCAAGAATCAAACTCAAAGTAACTCTTCTACCGTAGGAACTAAGCCTTTCGGTACTGAATCAGTAGTGGCAAACAAGAAGTTTGGATAATATGAGAGCTGAGCTCCCTACGTTAGATCGGGTGCCTTTATTCGATGATAGATCACGTGAGTTCCCGGTTCGTGGTTTAATTGGTGAAGATAGACCTGTTCGCTATAAACAGATATGGACAGCTCGCACAGAACCGCTGGACCAGGGAAAAGAAGGAGCTTGTGTCGGATTCTCCTTTGCTAGCGAACTTGCAGCTACCCCGATCAGATACGTTGTTGACAACAACATCGCACGAGAACTTTATCAAATCGCAAGAGCTGAAGACAAAGCAGTCGGAAAGAGTTTTGCGTCAGGAGCCTCTGTTCTCGGGGGTGCCAAAGCCTGTAAAAGACTCAACCTCATCTCAACATACTACTGGGCTTTCAGCATTGATGATGTTATCGACTGTCTGGTCAAAAAAGGTCCAGTAATTTTTGGGACAAATTGGTATTCGGGTATGTACGATACCACTTATGATGGACTTGTTAAAATTGATGGTGAAAAGGTAGGTGGACATGCCATCATGGTCAACGGTTATTGGCCGGGTCATCCTATGTTTGGCGATTGTGTTATGTGGACTAATTCTTGGGGTTCTGATTATGGGATTAACGGTCGTGGTTTTGTACGTCTAGAAGACTTTAAGCGACTCATGTATGAGGATGGAGAAATCTGTATCCCCACAGATGTGAGGTTGTAATGTGAAGAAGAAAGACCACAGCAGTAGAATCCATCCTGGCTTGGATCGTAAACCAGGTATCAGTAACGAAATCGACAGGCGAGGTGGTCTCCCGTCCTACATCGACCGAATAGCAAAACATATCCACAGTGATAGTGGTTTGAGTATCAGTCATGCTATCGCTGCCGCTGTGGAGCGGGTGAAAGTTCTTGCCGCAAAAGGTAACCCACAAGCCATTGCGGCGCTAGCCGACTGGAATGCTCGCATTAAAGGTAAGCGTAGTAAATCTGTGAAGTTAGCATTTGCCACTCGTACTTCTCCGATTACTAAAGTCACCTCACCACTCGCAGGGAAAAATCCTAGGGCGAAAACTCGTGGTTCTTCGGGTTCGGCTCGTGATAACGCAGCACGTACCCGAAGATTTGAGGAGTCGCAGGTTCGGAGGGTCTACGGAGGCAAATTTGGTAACAAGCCAACTAGCTCTCAGATGCAAGCGGCGCGTAGAATCGTCGAGGGTGCTATTTCAGCACTTAAAATCGGTGAGGCAGTAAACCTTCCGGCTGGTCTAGGTTGGGTAAAACGTAACGAGAATGGCTCATATACTGTGCAAGGTCCGAGCGGACGTGTTGAGGTCTCAACGGTGAGCGAGGCTATAGGTACAGCCGGTGCATTCTTAGCTGAGAAAGTTAAGACTACCGCAGGTACGAAGGAGGTTAAAAAGTGAATGTAATGTTGACTCCTGTACTTGACGAAGACGCAGTTGAACTTAGTACTAATAAGTGGAGGAAGCAAATCCTCCCCAAGGGTAGGTTTAATTACAAGGGTAGTGTACTCGATTTTGACGCCATGGCATCTGACCTAGTCCTAGCACACAATGCTAAGGCTATGGATCAGGTGCCTTTTGTTTTTGCTGATGCTAAGAACCAGCACAATGATGATCCCAAGAACTATGGTGGAGAACTTTCGGCCCTAGAGATTACCGACAAAGGTCTCTATGGCACCTTCGATTTTACTGGTCATCCTGAGACGGCCGAGTATGTATCGAAGAATAAGAAGTTTGGTGTTTCTGCACGTATTGAGCGTGGCGTAGACCGTGGTGGTAAGGCTTACCCAGCGGTTCTATCACACGTACTAGGGACGCTTAATCCCAGGGTTGCCGGTATGGACCACTGGGAAGAAGTCGATTTGTCTAACGTCGATACTGACGCTGAGGTAGATAACCTTAGTGGGGAAACTCTGACTCCGGTAACGGAAGATAGGAAGGGGGCAGGGGTGACTCTATCCCAGGAGCAGGTAGATTTTCTGACTCAACTTATGAAGGATACTGCCGAGACTGAGAAGACTATTGCTGCACTTTCGCAGACCGATGACGATGGTGAGTCTGCCGCTATTACACTTGCTAATGATACAGCTAAGGCGGCAATTAAGCTGGCACAGGAAACGCAACTTGAGCTTTCTAAGACACGATGGGCAGGTCAGGCGTCATCGCTGGTTCGGGATGGTGTGCCTCCCGCTCTAGTTGAACTTGCAAAACCCATTATGGAAACACCTGACAATGACTCTCAGGTCATCACTCTTAGTGCTGGTGGTTCCACTAGTACTAAAGAGCAGGTTTTTAAACTTCTAGAGGCTGCCAAGGGGATTGTGGACCTTTCCGCAGAGGATGGACACGAGCTTGCCGATGACTCCTCAGAAGATGACGAAGAGTGGAAGGCCATTGAGGCTGACATTCTTGGTCGGATGCCTCGATAAGGGAAGGAGTAAATAATGCCTGGTATTCGTCCTGTTCTCGAACAGGGTCCGCTTACCTTCGATGCCAACGTAAACATTATGGGTGGTTCACTTGTGATGCCCGATGGCACTACGGGTCGTATTAAGCCCACAGTAGCAGATACACCATTGTGTCTTGGCGTGGCAACTGGTGACGCTTCGGCATACAGTAATACCAATGCTGATACTACAGATGCATGGGGCAACCCGATTGTCAATGCTCAGGTACCTCCTGTTGAGGTAGCGGTAGCATGGCGTGGTGTATGGCGACTGACCGCATCGGGAGCTATTGCCTTCGGTGCTCTTGTCGTAGCAGGTGCTAACGGAGTAGTTGTCACTCGTGCGGCACAGGGTCTCGATTCAGTTATTGGTAAGTGTGTTGAACCTGGTGGTATTGCTAGTGGTCAACGCGGTAAGATTCTTCTCGGTGGGGTAGGTGCAGCCTGATGACCACTGTGCGCGCAGGCCATTCGTATGATGGTACTAAGTGGACTGTTAGTCAGCTATTGAAGCAGCCCAAGCGAGTCCCCAACATGGTTGAAAACATGGTAAAGGACTCTAACATTGCGGAGTGGCTGCTCCGTGACGGTCCTACCGCAGATGGTGGTGCCGTTGTTTATGGTGAGACCGTTTCTCTTTACGCTTCACATGATGCTGAAATCGTAGCGGAGTACGCAGAGATTCCGGGCGTGGAGACGCCGGTCCGGACTGAGGTTACTCGGGCGACTACCAAGCGTGGTGTGCATCTCAAGTTCTCTAAGGAAATGGAGACCCGTAACGACGTTGGTCGTGTTCAGGACGAAATGCGTATGGTCCGTGACACGCTCGTCAATACTCGGGACAAGGTTTTCTTTACTGCTGTTCTCAACCACCCATTGGCGCAGACTTTCCCGTGTACTAACACGGCGGTTGCTGGTGGTTGGCTTGGAACTGGTACTTCGGTAGGTATCCGTAAGGATATCGCTCGGGCTATGTACCTGATTTCTAGTGTTCCTGCTACGGGTGCACAGCTTTCTGAGACTCTTAACTACCGGGCTGACACGCTCATTGTCCATCCGGCTACTACTTCAGCATTTATTGATAACAATGAGGTTAACAGCATTTTCGCTGGTTCACCTCTTGCAAGCGAGTCTCTACGCTACACGGGTGTTATGCCCAAGAAGTTTATGAGTCTCGATGTGATGACCTCTTTCCGTTGTCCAGTCGATCTCGCGATCGTGTGCCAGCGGAATATTATGGGGTTCATCTCTAAGGAATGGCCGCTCTCGGGTACGCCGATGCGTTACGATGAGGACACTCAGACCTATCGGTCTAACTTCTCCTATCGTGATCTGGTGGCAGTGGATAATCCCAAGGCCGTTTGCTTTATCACTAACATCGATGGGCCGTGATGTAGATGCCAAAGTATCGCCTCTTGGCTAGTGGTGGCTGGACTCGTGCAGAGTATGACGAGGAGAAGGATCGTACTCGATTCTTTACGCATGTGCGTGGGGATATTATTGAGCTAGATGAGGAAATCGGTGAGAAGCTAACTCGTGCTCGTGGTGATGGTTTCAAGATTAATGCGCCACTTGTGCGAGCTGATTCCGACGACGATCCGTTTAAGGATCAGGACGACGAAGAGGATGAGGTCACGAGGAATCGTGCACGGAGTGGTCCCATTGGGGATGCACGGGCACGAGCTGCAAAGCCTAATCCTGAGAATGCTGAGTCAACACAGCCTGCCGCTGGTACGTCTGTGAGACGCGGTTAATTAAATGTACTCCGATGTGGAACAGGTCAGGGCAATCTTAGTGGGCGCTCGTACTGAGAGTCAGTCACTAGGTGCGAATACACTTGACACTGACCAAATCGAAGATGAGATTAAAAACGCAGATTCACAAATTGATACAGCACTACAGCGACGTTACGGAGCGCTGCTCCCCTTCTCACCTGTTCCACCTGTTATCAACTCCATCTCTGCGGACATTGCTACTTATCTGTGTGACTTGAGGTTCCGACGCTCCCGAGAATATGGTACGGAATCTCACCCCACTATTCTACGTTACGATCGTGCTCGTCGTTTACTTGATGATATAGGTAACGGCCGACGAGTTATCTCTGGTCTATCTACCGACAATGCATCCGAGGTGTTTAATCCTTACGAAGGTACCCTGATGACTACTAAACAAATCTTTACTAGATGGCCCGAAGGAGTTATCAACGATGGCTGATGGCAACTTCGATGAGCGAATGAACTATCTTTCGGACGCTGTAGGTCACGGAAACTTAGAATTGTCAGTCTTGGTAGACCAGCCTTACGCACAGGATCAGCACGAGAATATGAGCTACGTTCACCCTAGTGGTGGACAGTCTCATTATTTGAGTGAACCATTTATGGCTAATGCTTTTAACTTTGTCGATGGTCTCGCCCGTGCTGCCATTACTCCTACAGGTAGCAGACTAAATGATGAGATGGCCGACATTGGTGGAGACTTAGTTGATTACGTGAAGAGACTAGCTCCGGTAACTCAAGGTCACCTTAGGCGTAGTACTAGTTTCACCGTTACAGATCAGGGTGTAGAGATATATCATCGACCGGCCGAAGTTCCGCGTGATGAGGACCCTGGATACGGGTGGTATCGACGGAAGGGATTCATCGACTAATGGTGTTCCCTCCCGTCGGTCGCTTGACTACTACTAAACTAGTTACGTGGCTTAGGCCACAAGTTCAATCGGGTGCGGAAATCGTTATAGATCGTATCCCTGACGTTGGACGATTTATTAAGGTTACTATGGCACCTGGTACTGGGTTGTCCATGGAAGGTATGCTTGATAGTCCAGGATTTCAAGTCATGTGCCGAGGTGCGGAAAACTCTTATGATGATGCTGAAAACATCGCCTTAGAGGTTGACAGCATCTTGATAGGTTCTATCGAGAATTTTGATTTGCAAGATGTTAGAGTTATTTCTCTGGGACGTACTGGTGGTGCTCCCCAAGTACTAGCCATTACTGATCCCGAGTCTAGATTTGTTTTTACCTGTAACTACTACATAGTAGTTTCTACAGGCTTGTAAAAAGAAGGGAAGTGAAATGCCAGCACAGCCACAGAGTCAAGACTCTGTAGAGGAAAAGGTTGCTACTCCACAAGGTGACCAAACCATTGTAACTAAAGAGCAGGTTTCTACAGAGCCTGCACCTGCGCCACCTAAAGAGGCCGAAGGTAAGCTCGTTCGTGTTCTTTGGCCTACCAACGAATTCGTTGTAGAAGATCAGCCAGTAATTACAAGTGAAGGCACTAGAATTCCTGCCGGTAGTGTCGATGAGGTAACGGCTATGGCAGAGCGTTGTGGTGTCAAGCTGGAGGTTGAAGACTAATGGCCTTTATTCCTCGCTATACACGTAAGAATATTGTTCGTGGTATGGCCGCACTATGGTACCGACCGTATGATGCTGCCGCAGTCCTTCCGTCACACACTCTCGCGCTTGGTGGAGACTGGTCGGTTGCTGGTACAGGAAACGTACTGTGGAAGCCTTTGGGAGCTTCCGAGTCAGGTGCTACAATGCGCTTTACTCGTGAAACTACCGACATTAGTATTGAGGAGCAGGTTAACCCCGTAGACGTTGCAGTAAACACTCTTGACCCTCGTATTGAGATTACTCTTTCCCAGGACGACTTGGAAACCATGAGTGTTGCTTATGGTGGCGGTACAATTACTACAGTTGCACCTGCATCGGGTGTTCCTGGCTATCGTGAACTGAGAGTTACTCAGGACCTTCAGCATCTTACTCTTGGTCTAGAGGCACAGAACGCAGACAACATGGCACGCCGAGTCCTATTCCTAGACGTTCTTTCTGTTGCAGAGGTCGAGACTTCTTACCGACGAGCTGAGACACAGCGTCTTTACGCTTGTTCTTTCCGGCTTATTTCCCCGATTGAGGACCTTATCATTCGGGACTACAACCTCGCAGGACTGTAAACATACCTTAGGAGGAACTGTGCCCAAGTTTAGCGAAGAGACCATTGGTGGTGAACTCGAATATGATTTCACCAAATGGGGTGGCCCAAAGGGCACAGTACCTGAACCTCCGCGGTTTGCCGTGAACAAGCTGCTAAAGAGTATTGACGTGACCTTTAAAGAGTTGGGTCTCAAGGACTCTGACGACACGAGTGAACTAGACGTTGACGATGTTGCCGAGACGATGAACACTATTGATGACGAAGAGAAGTTCGTCAAGCTACAGGAAGCATTGCTAGATGCACTTACTGATCTATGTGCTGGTAATCCTAGCAGAGAAGTACTTGAGGCACTCCCCTATCGGCCGTTCCAAGGCTTCTTCGGCTATCTGATTGGTAACCTAACAAACCCGGAAGTCTCAGTGTCCGGTACCAGCAACTCTCAGAGGCGCCTGAAAAGCGTATAGAGTGGTTCCGGGCACTATTGCACTTTAACTTAACAGTGGATCAGTGGGAGAAATTACCATGGTGGCAACAATGGATGTATATGGAAGAATTACAAGAGTATCTTAGAGTTAAAGCTGGTGGAAGACCCGAAGACCGACCGTCTGACTTTGGTACTAGTGATGGTGACATTCTAGAGCTAGTCCCGAATGCGAACTACAAGACTGAAAATGTAACACTCGGTTAAGAGTTAGAGGGGCAATCATGGCAAATACTTTGCTAAAGATTGCTCCTCTTTCTCTTTCTGAACTCCCTTTGATGGTCCCGCATACATGTTCTACAGACTCGACAACCATCCCTGTCAAATCTGATGTTGTCACCACTCAAGGGGTGGTTTCTAATACAATGCGTACGCGCAGCATGACGCACTCTTTGAGAATTCGGACCCTCCCCTCTCAGTACATTAATAGACCTAGTAACTGCTTCCAAATGTCTAGGATTAACGCAAAGTTTAACTTTGCACAAGTGATCAACTTCAAGTCCAGGCTCAATAGACTCTTTAGTATAAAGTTCAAGACTGAACCTATGTGCAAGAACTACAAGACTTTTACCTGTTTCAGGAATCCAACCAACACCCATGGAACCATAAGTAGGATTCCCTTCCTTGTCTTTAAGAACCGAGCCGGTCCACCACCAATGGTCAGGCGTGATATCTGTATAGTGCCAAAAACGTTCTTCGGGAGTACCACGAAAGTATCTAGCGGTTTTAGTTCCTCTGTTCATTCCCATAAGGCCATTCTAAACCATCCCTTTACTGTTGTCAATTTGGGCGGTGTTTACTGATGGCTTTTAACGCTGGCAGCATAGACGCTACGCTTCGGTTGGATCGAAATCCTTTTACCGCCGGGATTGCAGCCGCGAGGGCACAAGCTCGTAGCTTAGCCCGTGAACGTTTTGTCGTTACAGTTAAGGTAGATGTTGATAGGGCCAGTCTTAATCAGGCGACCAGAGACCTTCAAAACTTTACCAAAAACTCTAGAGCTGCTACGGCTAAGGTCAACGTAGATAGGCTCAGTTTTGACAAGTTAGTTGTAGACCTACGCAAGTTCGGTATGGCTACCTATACAGCTAAGGCTAGGGTAGACACAGGCAACTCTAATCAGCAACTGAGTAGCTTAATTAATCTAGCCAACAGATCAGGTTCCTCATTAAGCTCTATGGGGGACAATGGTAGCAGAGCATTTAGCCGTGTTAATGGCGGTGCTCGCATACTCATGGCGACACTGCCTCTTGTCTTGCCTCTTGCCGCCGTAGCCTTTACCGGAGTCATCGGTCTGGTCGGCGCACTCACTGCTGTCTTTGTGACCGCTGGTATAGGTGTTGCGGCATTTGCTGCGGTTGCGATACCTGCCTTTGATAAGATCAAAACAGCGGTAGGAGCTGGTCAGAAGGAAATAGATAAACTCCCTCCTGGTCTACGACAAGCAGCTAATGCTTTAAAGGGATTCAACGATGCCTACGAGAGGCTACAAAAACAAACCGAAACCGGTGTTGGTTTTGCGTTGGCAGCGGGATTGAAGGCTGCTACTACTGCTATTAATACGCTACGACCTCTCGTTGATGCGACCAGTCGTGCCTTTACTATTATTGGTGAGAAATTAGACAAGTATTTTGGTAGTCCTCATTGGCAAGCCTTTGTTAATTTGATGCGGGACAACATCGTCCCTGTTATTACTAAGCTGGGTGACATTGCTGGGTATGCTGCCATTGCGGTAATGAATCTAGTAACAGCCTTTATGCCCCTTGGGCAATGGCTTCTCGATAAACTCGTCCAAGGTATGAAGGACTTTGCTCATTGGACGGAAGAACTAGGCAAAAACCCCGAGTTCCAAAGATTCATTCAGATGGTCAAGGATAACCTTCCCAAGGTTTGGTACCTTATTAGTCAAGTTGTCGAATTCCTCTTCCGACTTGCTATGGCACTTACTCCTCTCGGTGGAAAGATAGCCGAAGTACTCGGGAAGATTTTTGAGGGTCTGAATAAACTGCCTCCCGAATGGCTCGGAGCTATTGCTATCGGTATCGCAGGATTCTTTGCAGCTCTTCTGATAGGGGCTACTGGACCTGTTGGTATAGCCGTCGGAGTAATTGCTGGTCTCGCATTCCTGTTCAGTGATGCAGCAACTAACTCTGATTCTCTTAAGGGTAGTATCGATGGCCTTGCTACTTCCTTTAAAGAGAAACTTAACCCAATCCTCGACCAAATAAAGACTGGATTTGAAGAACACATTATTCCGGCATGGGACAAATTTAGAGCTGCTATCGAAGAACATATCCTTCCTGTCCTCAAGGATTTGTGGAACGTCTTCCAAGAGAAGATTCTCCCCGCCCTTAAAGACCTAGCCAAAATTATTACCGAACAGGTTATCCCCAATGTTCTAGCATTTTACACAGCCATTGCACCAATTGCAGGATGGTTCCTAGAGTTCTTTGGTAAGATTTTTATTCATCTTCTGGAAGGCGCTCTTCATATTCTCGGCGGCATACTTCTTGGTATGTCGGGTGTTTTGCTCTTCTTTGCCGGTGTCTTTACAGGCGACTGGCAGAAGATGGGTGATGGCCTCGCGACTATTTCTGAGGGTTTTTGGACGGTTATTGCTGGTATCTTTGGCATGAACCTTGATGAAATGAAGGCAAAGTATAATGAGTGGGACGCAGAATTAACGACTAGCTGGCGGCTATTCTGGGAAGGTAGAAAGCAGGATCAGAGTCTTGCCGGTTCAGAATCGTTGACTGCATGGGAGACTTTTTGGACTTCCTTTGATATCGGTGCCGACCGAGCCATGGGAACTATTCGCACTAAGTGGGTAGAATTCTGGGGCGGTACACTTGAGGATCAACATGGCGGCCAGACAACAATCCTAGGATCATGGAACGAGTTTTGGAATTGGGCTCAGCAAAAGTACAATGAGTGGGACCTAGCCCTCACGACAGGATGGCACAACTTCTGGCAAGGAGTTGCCGATGAGTTTACTAGGCAGAGACTGAAGATAGGTGCAGAGTGGACGTCATTCTGGGCCGGTATTGCTAATACAATTAGAGACCCCATTAACTGGGTTATCAGCGTTGTCTTGAACAAGGGCATCCTTAATGGTTGGAACACTGTCATGGGATGGATCGGAGCCGAAGGTCTCAAGGCCAATCCTATTCCAGAAATGCCTAGATATGCTGAGGGTGGGCAAGTCTACGGACCGGGTACCGGAACTAGTGACAGTATTGTAGCTCGTGTTTCCAAAGATGAATACATCATGCCTGCTAAGCGGGCACGTAAACACATGCACTTCCTCGAAGCTTTACGACAGGGTCAACCTGAAGCCGTGCAAGCTGCGGGAGGACCAAACAACGTCAATGCATACCCTGGATTTGCTCAAGGTGGTATTGCTGCGGGGATGAACTTTGCGAAAGCTCAACAAGGTAAGCCTTACATTTGGGGTGGAGTAGGACCTGGTGGCTATGACTGTAGTGGTTATATTTCAGCCATTGCTAATGCCCTCATGGGATTCTCACCTTACCGACGCATCGGTACTACAGGTTCTGCACCATGGCCTGGCTGGTCCCCAGGATTAACTTCAGCATTTGGTGTTGGATATTTTAAAGGTAACCCCGGACACATGGCAGGGACTCTCTCAGGAACCAACGTGGAAAGCGGTAGTGGTCACGGTCCCGAAGTTGGTGGTCGTGCTTTAGGTGCTAATGCTGGAATGTTCGGTAATAGACACTTCTCTTTGCCTACAGTAGGTGGAACATTCACTGCCGGTGCTAACTTCTCTGGCTCTGGTGGCGGTGCCATGGTTTCCATGTGGGATATGTTTGGTACTAAAGTTGCAGACCTTCTTAATGGCTTACTAAACTTTGGTGACATGCCGAGTAACGGTTCTCCGATGGGCAACGCAATCACTCAAATTCCGAAGAAGATTATCCCTATAGTCTTCGAAAAACTAAAGGGTAAACTAGCAGCAATGTTTACCAGTGACCCTAACGCTCCCAGCAGTGCGGGTGGGAATGCTGCTGCGGGTGTTCAGCAATGGTCTGGAATTGTTAATCAAGCACTTGGAATGATGGGTCTTGGTACTGCACTTTCAGGTATCACCTTACGTCGAATGAATCAGGAGTCTGGCGGAAATCCTCGTGCAATTAACCTGACGGACAGCAATGCGCGTCGTGGAACTCCTTCTAAGGGTCTGATGCAGGTTATCGATCCTACATTCCAATCATTTAGAGATGCTCGGGCACCTAACGACATTTGGGATCCTCTTGCAAACATTCTAGCTTCAATGCACTACGCACTCGCCCGTTATGGTTCACTGCCAGCCGCATATAACCGTTCCGGGGGATATGGTAAGGGTGGCTATCTCGATCCTGGTGAGTCGGCATTCAATGAGACCGGTCGTCGAGAGGCTATCTTTAACGACCAGCAGTTGCAACGAATGGGTAGTCCCGATCCTGAGTCTATCCGTGAACTAGTTCGAGCCATCGTAGCTGAGTCTGAATCTACCGGAGTAAAGATTGGGACTATTGTTCTACCTAACGGCGCGAGTGTTAAGGACCTAGCACAAGAAGTAGGCTTCAGTGTTCGTCAGGTTGGCAAGGGAAGGTATCGTAAATAATGGCTCCCCTACCTAATCTCGGATATGAATTAATCAATCCTCCTCTCCTAGAGGGTGACGGAGTCACGTTTGGTCGAGGTACCAAAATCCACGTCCAACAGGTCAACTTTGGTTCACCCGAATTAAGAATCAATGATGAGCCGAACGCTCGTTCCGATGGTATGAGGATGGGTCGAGACTACCTCAACGGTCGAATGATTACGTTTGACATCAACATTAAAACTAACAAGACAGAAATCCCTAGTGCTCACACACTCTATAAGGAATTGGAAGCTGCTTGGTTCACCGAAGATACATTCGTCGGCGCTTCTCGGCTGACTCCTGGTGACGTTTCTCAGCTACGAATGAATAGGCATGGAGCTGATCTAGTAGTTTACGGGCGGCCAAATCATTGTGAAGCTGTTACTGGGCGTGTGGATAGCTCGGGTTGGATTCCTGTTACTGCTGACTTCAGAACTATTGATCATAAATTCTATGAAGATACTGTGCATCTTAACAGTATTACTATTTCTCCCGGTAACTCTGGTGGTTTCATATTTCCTCTAGCGTTTCCTCTGAATACAGTAGCCGAGAGTACCCAAGAGGATATCGTTGTCGTCGATGGAAATACTGAAACATGGATGCGAAGTAAGATTATTGGTCCTATTACAGCACCCGCTGTTGAAGTGGTAGGTTACTACACCATTCAGACAGCGGCAGACTTTGTCTTAGCTGTAGGGGAGACCTTAGAGATTGATCCTCGTCCTTGGAGTCGTGGGGTCTACAAGAACGGATACATTAACGTAGCAGGTAAGTTCACTCAGAGCTCTCGACGTATTTCTATGCAGACACTTCCCCCGGGTACACATCAGGTTGTACTACGCGGCATTGACCCAACAGGTACAGCTACTCTAGAAACTAGATGGCAGTATGCCTCAACAACTTGGTAAGGATTAAATATGGCAGTTAATGGTGTTCCGTGGGCAGTGGGTGGCGGCGCCGTTGTAGATGAAGGCGTTGCCCGAATGATTCCTTACTGGATGTTTAATGGTCAGGAAGGAGTCTTAGGTGCTACCGACTGTGAAGTCAAGGCGCAGACTGTACCTGGTAATACAGTACAGGTAATGCCTGGCGGTTATGTTGCTCGGGCTCGTGGTGCCGGTCAGCTACAGGAAGCCTATTTGAATAAGGTTCCGTCGGCGACTAACACTCCTACCATTACTCCTACAGGTGGGACTGTTCGAAGTGACCTAGTGTACCTAGCTATTGAAGACCCACACATTGCCGGTGAACCGTGGGCCGATCCTCCCAACCTCGCTATTGGTCCTTATGCATTTGTTCGAGTAAAGCAGGGCGTGACGAGTACGACAAGACTGCTAACGGAAGTAGCGGGTAACCTCACTGGTATTCCTCTCGCTCGTATCGATATCCCTACTTCTACCTCAACCATTACACAGGCTATGATTGTCCCGTTGCGTTCACTCGTGAGTGTAGTAACGGGCCCAACTCCCCCTGACAACTGGCTTCCTGTTATCGGTCAGAACAGCGATATCAACTCTCAGAAGATTTGGTCTGATGTTCGTCGTGGTCCGGTCACTCCCCATGACTTGACTAACGTTGTCACCGGTTCTTATGTGTTCTGGCCTAACGTCTGTGACTACTCCGTACCCATTCCGTTGTGGGCTACTCACGTAGATGTTGTCGTTATGCTTGTTGGGATTTCTCTTGCCGGTGATACTCTTGGAGAATTCAAGGCTGAGTTTGTCGGTACCGGTGCTGCCACTCCCTATACAGTCTACGACATTAACTATACGGCTAGTTCTGGTCCAGAAACTTATTCCATTATGGCTGCGGGAGAGATTTCTATTCCACTAGCCAACCGCGGCAAGGTGACTAACCTCAGAACGTATGCTAAGTTGCGTACTGGTACTCCTACCGCACCGGGAAACATGAGAGCTTTCGAGGGATCAGCTATCTGGGCAAACTTGAACTTTAAGCAGAAGGCGATTGCGGGTCCGTAATGTCCTCAGCCGTTGTCTCCCGATACGCGAATCCTCCTATTACCCATCCCTTTAGAGTTATCGCACAAAAAATCCTGACAGGTGAGGTTGTCGATTGGGATGTCCCGGTCGGTGACGACTTTGAATACACTCGTATTATGAGCGGTCCTACAACGATGAGGGGTAGCTTTAAGCCAGAAATCGTCAGCATTCAAGAGTTGCTACTTGATCCTTACTCGTTCTACTTTCATGTCGAGATTGATAACGAGATCAGAGCTACCGGTATCTTACTGCCACCTGAGTACAACGACGCAGTGATGACGTTTGACTGCGAAGGTTTCTCAGCGCTCCCCCACTACCATCTTTATGAGGTCGAGTACTCAGGTATTCAAGTAGACCCATCCGATGTGATCCGGTCTATCTGGACACATGTGCAGTCCAAGCCGGAATCTAACCTTGGTATCGTCGTCGCGACTACGACAACGCCAGTACGCATCGGCGAAGCTGCACGAGCAGCAACCTCGCTCATATCAGATCGAAATAGAGCGGCAATGGATATCCGCTTTCGAGTTCAATTCGGTCTCTATGTCTTCGAAGACTGGACTTGGACGTATTGTCCTGGATTTGTAAGTGATAATAACGACAGTCTACTGGCTCAGTATGCCTCTTCGGATGTTTTCAACGTTACCGCAGTAGTTAACTTTCTTACCTCAGTTGTTACCAATGAGGGTGTACCACAGAAATTGCAGGCCGCGTACGATATTCGTTTGCGCTTCCAAAACGGTATGGCTATCAATAGCGATTGGACATGGGCAGGTTGTCCTGACTACGTAAATCTTTATAACGATGAACTAGTGGCTGGATACGACTCTACAGACGTACTCAATGCTCACGAAGTAGTGGTATATCTTACGAAGCTTCTTGAGCCCGAAGCCCAACCAGTTGCAGCTAAGCCATACGAACTCATGTGGTGGGATGCTACTAACTGTGGTGACGAGATTGACAAGCTTTGTACCGAATCTTCCATCGACTACATGGAACGTGTTCAGTGGAACAGTACTAAGACTAACGTCGAGAAGTATATCGACTTCTACTATCCTAGAGTAGGAACACGTAAGGATACCCTGCGCTTTGCTGACGGAGAGAATATCCTGGCAACTATCCCCGTACAGGAAACACCTAACAACTATGCCAGTAACGTTTACGTCATCGGTGCTGGTGAAGGTCGAGATGCTATCCGTGGATATGCGGGTGGAACCTTTGGTGATCGTGTCCGTAAGGCAGCGGTCGTCACGGACAAGAGTATTACTACCGTAGAACGTGCCAATTCTATAGCGAGTGAAGAACTTTTGCGACGTCGTACGGCAGCATTTGAAATTAACACTGTTATTCTGGACGCATATCACGAAAACGCCCCGTTTGGTACCTACGATGTGGGCGATGATATCTGGATCGATGTAGATGTTCCCTGGCTTAGCGGAATCTATGGCGAGTATTATCGGATCGTCTCTATCACCTACCATCCGTCTACTGATAGAGTAGATTTGGAGGTCAAGTTAGCTTCCACGTTTAGCTATGGAGGTCGTACGTAAATGGTGGTTGCTCCCCCGTATACCGAAACCACTAAGATTTCTAATTGGATTACCGAACACGAGAAGCGTATTGCTCGTGTAGAGAATGCATTAAGTACTGCGCAGCTCCGTTACAGCTCCCTCGATAATACGAGCATCCCCATGTATGACGCCGATGGTGTCTATCGTGGGTCGGTCGGGATGCAGAACGATGGGACCGTTGGTGCGATCAGTGTCAACAATCCCGTTCCCCCGAAGGTACCTAACGCACCTATTGTCGTCCCGACCAAAGCTGGACTCAGTGTCAGTAGTACCGGATCGGTGGATGGCAGTAGTTGGCCTGCTGACTTCTCCCATTTGAATGTGTATAGCGCCCTTGCCGCTAACCCCACGGTACGGACGCTAGAGGGTACGATTGTCGCTGCCAATGGACTCGGCAGCTTCATCATTGCTCCATTGCCGTATACGTCCCATGTCATCACCCTGACCAGTGTCAACTACTCGTTGAAAGAGAGTGGCTTCTCTACCCCGAGTAGTGGGACACCCCTTCAGGTAGCCGGTCCCGATATCACTGCTAACTCCATCGATACGAATCAGATTATCGCGGGAGCTATTACCGCAGCAAAGTTAGCTGCTGACTTGGTCATTGCCACTCGCATCATTGCGGGTACAGCGACAGGTGCTCGGGTCGAGATGCATCCTACAGCGGGTTTGCAAGCCTTTCTCGCCGATGGTGTTACTCGTACGTTCTGGATTAATGCCGCTACGGGTTCGGCATACTTCATGGGTGAAATTGTTACTGCTCCCACTGGTGCCCGTATTGTGATGAACCCTGGTGGAACCTTTCCTGCTGAGGCGCGGTTCTATCAGGGTACAACTATCTACGGAAGTATTTATGCCGATCCTGCTCCCGGAGGTACGGCAGCAATTATTATCGAGGGTTCGGGAACCAACCGCGGTCGTAGTGGTGTCTATCCCGCAGAAGCTTTCACTAGTTATTACAATGGTACAACTGGTAAAGTTCCATCCGCTACCTCTTGTCTCTTCGATAGACTCAATATCTGGGGTGGAGACGTCTTTATTGGTGGCATGGACAAGTATGGTGCCGGTGAAGTAATCATCACTTACGCGGATGGTAACGACACTCAGATTGCTTCTCGCACTTTGTACTTCCGTGGTGGGGGTGGTGGAGAACCAGCACTGTATTCTGCCAACTTTGATACGCAAATTGTGTGGATCGGTACGGGTATGATTGTGCAGAACGCTGCTGGTGGGGGTACTAAATCGTTCTTCAACTCTTCTTCTCGGGCGCAGAAGAAGGGTGAGAAGCCCATTCAGTTCGGCACGAGAAAAGCACTCGCTGTTATTGGAGCGGTTGAGTCTAAGTCATGGAACTACAACGACGAATGGGTGGAAGGCGAACCTGTTCCTCTTCGTCGTAAGATAAAGCAACATCTACCCGAAGAACGAGACGATAACGGTCGTCTGATTAAAGGGCCTTCAGAAACTTTGATCGACGCTCCCCAAGCTCCAAAGATGAATCCCCACTTCGGGCCTATTGCCGAAGACATCTTACTTGTTGCTCCCGAACTAGTCATTCAAGACCCTAGTATTCCGGGGGGATTAGGTCTCACAGATAGAGACTTGATCGGAGTACTGTGGGAAGCCCTCAGGGAACTAAGAGCATTGGTTAAACAGTATGCTCCTTCGGTCCCCATTCCATAATCCATAGGAGTATACAATGCCACCACCAAAGGGTAAGCCTGGAAAAATAGGTGTTGACGATGAAGAGGACACTACGGTCAACATTGTCTTGAGAGTACATACCACCTCCCGTGAAGATTTTAAAATCACCATGGGAGTAAATGATGAGGAACAAGTCAACAACATTCTAAGCTCGATAGTAGCAGCATTTAATACTATCGTTGCCAGTAAGGCATTCGTACTTACTGACATTCATGGTGGGCACTACATCTTTAACACCGACAACATTACAGGAGTGGAAATAATGTCAGGTCCGTAGAAGGGAACCTAAATGAGTATGGCTAAAGCACTGATACAAATATTGGCGGCTATTGCCGCAGTACTTCCCGCAGTCATTCCAGCTATGAGTCCGGATATGGGAGTGACTGAGTGGCTTAACGTAGCAATCCTCGCAATTGGGGCATATGAAGTATGGAACACTAACAACAGTCAGTTCTGGCCGCTAGGTAAATCTTACGCTTCCGTCGCGATGACCATACTCATTGCTATCAACACACTTGTTATTGATGGAGTATTCTTGGAGGGTGGCATCACTGGGGCCGAATTGCTTCAGCTCATTGTCGCGATCCTGGCACCTATCGGGGTATATGTGACTCGTAATTCGAGTGCAAATCCCGCACCCGTATAGCCTAGAATAGTTGACGATTGATCGGAACTGTGATATAATGGTGAGGTTGTTCTGCCTTAGGCTACGGCCTAATCAAGGGATTAAATAATGCCTCACGAGATCCGCACTTCAGCACGTCGAAGTTTTAGAAGTTGTAGACGTCGTTGGAATTGGGCTTATAGACAGGGTTATGTTCCGGAAGTAACACCTAAACCTCTGGAATTCGGCTTAGCATTCCATGCTGGTTTGGAAGATTTCTACTGCCCCGAACGGTGGGACTCTACTCAGCCTGTCGAAAAATTACAGTATGCGGTAGAAAAGTTCATCGCTGTATGCGAAACACAACGTGAAGAGTATCTTACAGTCACAAATCAGCGTGCGCTCCCTAATGCTGAAGGTGACGACTATAGTGAGCGTATTGAACTCGGTATAGGTATGCTCACTTATTACGCTATGGAGATTCACCCCGAACGTGATATGTGGTTTAGACCAGTAGCTACAGAACTGACGTTCGAGGTACCGCTATATGATGCACTAGGTAATCAGCTACTCTGTAAAATCTCTCCTGAATGTGGTCAGGACCATGACGATGAGCTCGTTGTCTATGCCGGTCGAATCGACATGCTGGTCGAGGACATTCTTAACGGTGGTTACTTTGTGTGGGATCACAAGTCATGTAGTCAGCTTGCCTACGACGATGGATTCTTACAACTAGATGACCAAGTTGGTAGCTACACTGCCGCATTACAGCGACAACTTAATATTGACGTAAGAGGATTTGTCTACGCGGAGTATAGAAAAGCTTTCCCATCTCCCCCCGCTATCCTTTCGAGGCTTTCTGGTGGGAGAGCTTTCTCCGTAGGTAAAAATCAAGCTACAACTCTAGAGATTTATAGACGTACCGTTCAAGAGATGGACACCCAAGCCTTCGAGGACGGTTGTTATACAGAGTATCTAGCATGGTTGAATAGCAAAGATGCTCCCAAGTTCCATCAACGATTTGTTATTATTAAAACTGATGAAGAACTTGCTAATATTTGGGATTGTCTTACCGAAGAAGCACAAGATATGATCGACCCTAACCTACGACTCTATCCTAGTGTTGGTAAATTTGTCTGTGGCAACTGTGCCTATCGCCAGCCATGTGTGGGACAGTTTCGTGGTGAGGACCATATTTACACCCTGAACTCACTATTTAAGAAGGTCCGGTAATGGAGGACTTAGAAGAACTTATTATAGCTATGTGGGTCAAAAGTCAACTTACAGGGGGTAATACAGTTACTAGATACGAACTAATGAAAAAGTTCAGTGTCAGTGGCTTCATTGAAATAGATGAACTCGAAGAAAGCCTAGAACGTTATAACATCTACAGGCATATGGATTTACCAGGTACACCCTGTCAACAAACGACGTACAGGTATGAAACATGACTGAACTAGCTAGGATTTCTCAGGGTTCAATCGGTGGTCTAAAAACACGTAATCCGACCTCCTATATGCCGTACATTAACTCACTGATCTATGGTGTTTCTGGTGTAGGTAAGACTCTGCTCGCCGGTACGGCAGCTATGGTAGACGCTATGTCTCCCGTACTATATATTGACGCCGAGGAAGGTGCATTAACACTCAGCGCTCTCGGTCCCTATTACGATCGTCTCGATATCGTCCAACTTACCGACTGGCTTAAACTCCAAGACATTTACGATGACTTGCGGAAGGGTAAACACCCTTACAAAACCGTGGTCATTGACTCAGGTACTGAGATTCAGCAGATGGCAATGAACACAGTACTGGGAACAAGTGGTAAGGTTCTCGACGTAGGTATCACTCCCGAGTTTAAAGACTGGTATAAGAATACCGAACAGATTCGCCGAATGATCCGAGCCTTCCGAGACCTTCCTACGCACACCATTATTACCGCACTCGAAATGGACTTTGAAGATCCTCGTACTCACAAGAGGCATAAGCGACCAGCTTTCTCTAACAAGTTGGCTGCCCAAGTTCCTGCGTTCTTCGACGCAGTGCTGTATATGTATACTCGTGAAATCAAAGGAGATGCGCCTAACGAAAGATTACTCTTAACAGACAAGACTGATACTGTTGTAGCTAAATGTCGAGTCCAGGGGGTTCCCCTTACAATGAAGAATCCCACCATGCCCACCATCTATGACTATCTCGTTCCAACCACTCTGAATGGAGTTGTTTCCCATGACTGACTCTGACCTCCGAATCGATTTCACGGATGTCGAGGACCAGCTAGATTTCAAGCCTATTCCTGCCAGTAAGCAGAACGTCAGGATTACTGACTGGGATCAGGGCGAAGTTTCTAGCGACGGTGCCAAGAACTACGGTGCTACGAAGATTAGTATTGAGTACACGGTCCAGGATGGTGACTACGAAGGCCGTCGTATCTGGGATACGTTTACTATTGTCCCGGCATCCTTCTGGAAGCTCAAGGCTTTTATGAAGGCTATCAATGAGGACACCGACCAGACTTACTCAGTGGATGAGTTGCTGGAATTGTGCCCTGACTTCGTTGGCCGTGAGTTGGTAGTGAGGCTGAAAATTCAACAGGCTCGTAAGGATCAGAAGACTGGACAGGACTGGCCTGCACGTAATCAGGTCGGTGGATACTTCCCTGCTAAGGAATCTGACCTGCCATAATTGAATATGTGAGGCTGGCCCTCTATCTCGTAGGAGGTAGGGGGCCAGTTCCATACCACCAAAGATTGTGAGGTGGCATCTTGGATATTCCTACCTCATTTTACCGAGACGAAGATCCTCCTATAGACACATTACCAGAAACATTTGTTGATAGATATTCAAGATGGGCCGAGACAGTTACCGATGCCCCACCTCAATACCATATTATCAATAGCATAGTAATGTTGAGTACTGTAATGACACCGTACTTAGTCCTAGAAACTTCGTTCGGTGAAATTAGACCTAATATTTGGTCCATGGTATTAGCTGGTACAACGTCGACGAGAAAATCGACGACGATGGACATGGCAAGGAAAATGCTCGATGAGTGCCACCCGGACTATTGTATGGGTACGGATGGCAGTCCCGAAGGAATCATTACTGAATTGGCACATAGAGGCGACAAAGTTTCTATGTTCCATCGTGACGAGATTACTGGTTGGATTGAAACTACCAGTCGTGAGTACATGACTGGAATGCTTGCAAGTTTAACACGTATCTACGATGGCAAGTCCGAGAAGAGGCTACTTCGCAAAGAGTCTATTGAACTCATCCGTCCTAACCTAGTTATTATGTCGGGCGGAATTCGTACTAAGATGCAAGAGCTAGTCACTATGGAACATATTCGTAGTGGCTTTCTTCCGCGATTCATAATCGTTACGGGTACAACACCCATCGAGGATCAACGTCCGATCGGCCCGCCGGAAGGCAACCTAGCAGGCGATGACCCTCGTGATGTGATTGTCGCGGAACTATACAACATCGTCAATCACTATGAGGCAGAGAACCACCTGCCGAC